TGAAGCTCAAAAATTTAGAGTGATAACAGTAGAAGAATCTGATGGCATAAATTATGCGATTACTGCTTTGTCCTATGTAAACGCTAAATATGCTTTTATCGAGGATGGTGCAAGTTTACCAACAAGAACAGTATCAATATTAAACCTGCCAAAAGATCCTCCATCTGCACTACAGGCTGAAGAAAAAATTGTTGTTATCAACAACCAAGCTGTATCTAAGTTAATTCTTAGTTGGCAACCTATTGTCGGTGTTACGCAGTATCAGGTTAACTATAGATTTAATAATGGAAACTTTGTATCACAGACAGTATCTTCTCCTGATTTTGAGATATTTAACAGTGATGTTGGAACGTATGAGTTTCAAGTATTTAGTTATAACGCAGCATTACAGACAAGTGCCACCTCTGCTAATTTAACCTTTACAGCACAGGGTAAAACTGCCTTACCAGGAAATGTTACTGGATTGACCGCAGAGCCTATCAGTGAAAAATTAGTAAGACTTAGATGGAATTTATCTACTGATGTTGATGTTATTCATGGTGGTCGTGTTTATGTAAGGCACTCCACAAAAACAGATGGAAGTGGTACATTTTCTAACTCTGTTGATTTGATTGAAGCGTTAGCTGGTAATACTACAACTGCCGAAGTTCCATATCTTGAAGGTGAGTATATTCTGAAATTCAGAGATGACGGAGATAGATTTAGTCCAGGAGAGACAAGTGTAATCATTGATCTTCCTGACAACCAAGCTCCTTTAATAACACAAACTAGAAGAGAAGATTTAGATAGCCCTAAGTTTCAAGGAACAAAAACCAGTATTGATTTTGATTCTGCTACAGGAACTATCAACTTAGCTGGTTCTGGGTTGTTTGATACAATAACTGACTTTGATGCGGTTGGATCATTAGATGATTTCGGTGGTATTGCAAGTTCTGGTACTTATGATTTTGGGGGAACTGCTGGTGGAGATACTTTAGATCTAGGTGGTGTGTTTAGTCTTGATCTCAAACGTCATTTCCTGACAGAAGGTTTCTATCCATCAGATTTATTTGATTCGAGAGGTTTAATTGATGATATTACTGATTTTGACGGAGCTACAGCTACAGAAGTTAATGCTGAGATGTTAGTAAGAGTTACGCAAGATAATCCTAGCTCTGGATCTCCTACTTATTCTGATTTTCAAACTTTTGCAAATGGTACTTATAAAGGCAGAGGATTTCAGTTTAGGGCTAAGTTAACAAGTAATGATACTGCACAGGATATAAGAGTTTCGCAGCTAGGCTATACAGCATCTTTACAGAGAAGAACAGAACAAGGTAATGTTATTGCAAGCGGAGCAGGAGCAAAGGCTGTTACGTTTACCAATCCATTCTTTGTTGGTACTTCCTCTTTGCTTGGAGCAAATTCCAATCTACCCTCTATTGGTATCAATGCTCAGAATATGGCATCAGGAGATTACTTTGAAGTGTCCAGTATATCTGGAACGGGTTTTACTGTTCACTTTAAAAACTCATCAAATGCTTCGATTGATAGAAATTTCACTTATCAGGCTGTCGGATTTGGTAAAGGAGGGTAGAATGGGTATAATTAAGTCAAAGTTATTTAACTTAAATCTCCCAAAACCCTTGATATAACTGCGATATGGCCGAACATGATTTCATAATCGACAATGGAACGGGCAGTGCCGTGAGATCAGACATCAATAGTGTTTTACAAGCTATTGCGTCTAATAACAGTAAATCTGGTGCTTTAACAACCAACTATGCGTTCCAGTGGCACGTTGATACATCTGATGGACTTTTAAAGATAAGAAATGCAGCAAATAATGGATATGTAACTGTAGGAACAGCAGCCAGTACCAATTTAGGATTAATGCCTCAAGCTGGAGGTACTTTTACAGGAAAGATAACTCATAACTATACGTCTAGCTTGACCATACCATCTGGTACAACGGCTCAGAGAGATGGCAGCCCTGCTGTTGGTATGTTAAGACATAACTCAACTCTTAACCAGTTTGAAGGGTACAACAACGGACAATGGGGTGCTATCGGGGGCGGTGCTGGAGCTACGGGAGGAGGTACAGATGAAGTATTCTTTGAGAATGACCAAACTGCAACAACTTCTTATAGTATTACTGCTAATAAACACGCTCATAGCGTAAGTCCTACAATTAATAACGGAGTCACGATTACCGTGCCTTCTGGTGCAAAATTAGTTATCTTATAGTTATGCCAATAGCAATCAACGGATCAGGAACAGTTACAGGAATCTCAGTAGGAGGTTTGCCTGATGGAATAGTAGATACTGATATGCTTGCCAATAATGCTGTGACAGCAGCTAAAGCTACAGGGTCAGCTAAAGGAATAACAATGGCAGATCAATGGAGGATAACATCAAATTTAGCTGGCTCTGCTTCTGGAGCTTATATAACAGCAAATTGGGAAAGAAATGATAATGCTGGTTTTGAGAAAATTGGAACAGGTATGAGTGAATCTAGTGGAGTATTCAGTTTTCCAGAAACAGGTAAATATATGATAATGGCAAAATGTGATATTTACAGTTCAAGAAATGGCGTTAACTATTATCAACGTCTAGAAATACATACCACTCAAAATAACAGTAGTTATACTTCACAGGCAACTGGCTATGGAAGCCATGCAGAACAATATACTAGAAGTGAAATGTCAGCAAGTTTTATTTTTGATGTTACTGATGTATCAACTCATAAAGTTAAATTTCATCAATATACATATCATGGAGACAGTTTAATATTAGGTGACTCTACTAATAATGTTAATAATTTTACTTTCTTAAAGATAGGTACTACATAATGGATTATATAACAGGCAGACCAAATCACATTGAAGATTACCTTGTCACTGTTCGTACAGGACAATGGTTTGGCTGGTCTAACTCTAAAAATAAAATTTATGCAAATTTAATAGTGCATGATGGAGGTTCTAAACCTAGTGAAGCTGACTGCACTAATGGTCTAAAGGCATTACAAGATGCTTGGGATCTAGAAAACGATAGCTATAGATCAAAAAGAAGAGAATCTTATGATAGTTTGGCTAATCAATTAGATATGTTGTACAAGGATATTGTTGCAGGTAAACTAGATACAACTGGAACGTGGGCGACCCACATTAAAGCGGTTAAAGACGCTAACCCAAAACCTAGTTAATTATGGCAAGTATTAAGCTAAAACATAGCGGTGGAAATGGAGTTATCATAGCTGCTCCAACCAGCAACCCTGCATCAGATAAAACCCTTACATTACCTAGTGATGTTGATGGAACGGTTGTTAGTAAAGATTCATCAAACAGTCTGCAAAATATAGCTGGTATAAATGGAGGGCAGTTAGGTAATAGAAATTTAGTGATTAACGGAGCTATGCAAGTGGCTCAACGTGGCAATGTATCTTCAGTTACGAGTGGTTATGGAGGTGCTGATAGATTTAAATTTGATAGCAGTGGTGCTGCCGTAGTAACTTTAAGACAACAAGGTGCTGGAAATTCACCCACTGATCAAGGATTTGGATTTTGTCAACAAATTGATGTAACAACAGCAGATTCTTCTTTAGCTGCTGGTGATTATGCCCTGATCTCTTACAGATTTGAAGGTCAAGATTTACAGCAATTAAAAAAAGGAACAGCTAATGCACAACAAGTTACATTATCTTTCTATATAAAATCTCCAAAAACAGGAACTCACATTGTAGAACTTGTAGATCAGTCAAATAGTGGCCGTCATGTAAATAAATCTTATACTGTTTCTTCAGCAGATACTTGGGAAAAGAAAACTGTTACTTTCCCTATGGAAACATCAAATACAATTACTAATGATAATGCAAGAAGAATGGATTTAAACTGGTGGTTGGCTGCTGGCTCTACTTATTCAAGTGGAACTTTACAAACATCTTGGGGTTCTGATACTGACGCAAATCGTGCGGTAGGACAAGTTAACTGCATGGATAGTACTGATAACAATATTTTTATAACAGGAGTTCAATTAGAAGTAGGCGACACGGCAACAGATTTTGAGCATAGGTCATTCGCAGTTGAGAAGAGTCTTTGTATGCGTTACTTCCAAAAATATGTAAACATTGGAGCTATAGGTTTTGTTCCTGATAACGGAAGTAAAAGTTATTCTCATGTTTTCCATTTTCCTGTTGAATTTAGAGCAACACCAACTCTTACATTGACAAATACTGGTAGCACAAGTGGACAATTTATTAGTGATGGAGATACTGTTGTTACTATATCTTCACTTAATGCAGCAGCACATACGGCACAAATAGGTGAAATGTATTTTAATCTTAGTAGCGATTTGGCAAACTTTCGTGGTGCATATCCTAAGAGTTCAGATAGCACAAGTCGGCAAACAACTTTTTTCTTTACAGCAGAACTTTAATCATGGCATTTCCAAGTAATCCTATTTACAAATTAGTAAACAACCCAATGACAGGCGAGTTAGTAAACATAAGAACAGCAACAGATGATTTTATTCCAATCGCTGAAGATAATACCGACTACCAAGAGTACCTCGCTTGGGTAGCAGAGGGAAACACCGCAGAGGAGGCTGATTAATGTCAACACTTAAAGTTACTAATGTCGCACACGAAACAAGCACTTTAAATACGCTTGTATTTGATAATGGTGGTGGTTCTGGTAACGGAAGAGTTACTACAAAAGGAACTATTGGAGAAATATCTGCTGTATCCTACGCATCTACAATCACATTAGACTTTAGAACTGCTAATAATTTTTCTACAACACTTACTGGTAATACTACCTTTGCCAACCCTTCCAATATCTCTGCTGGACAGAGTGGTGTTTTATTTATAACTCAAGATGGTACAGGAAGTAGAACCGCAGCATTTGGATC